CCCCAGTCGTTTTTACGTGCGACGCACGGACAGCCCAAGATACGCTTTCGCGGCTGTTTTAGTTCACGTAAGTTCGACCCACCGCCATTTAACCCGGCGGATCGGTATGCAAGCCTTATCCACTTCATAGGGATCGGCACCGTTGCCGTACCTTGTCACAAACCAATCTAACAACCCCGCTTCATTGTCGTACTGCTTATCGGCTTTTCGTGTTGTAACGACACACGGACCATATGTGTGCCTTCCTTGATAGAAGGAAAGTTTACGATTTGTAGTTGAACGACGTTTGCGGAACGTTCGACCGTCCATCGAAGCAAGACAAAACTGCATTTTGTTCCATTCCGTGTCTTTCGCCTCCTCGCCCAAAGGTCTTTCGGTCGAGAAAGTGAAGGATGATAGCAAGTCGGTTTCCCCCCAGCACATGGGCCTGTTACCAAGCCATTGAGACAAGAATTCTTCGATGTACTTGGAGCACTGCCACATCCATGCCTGGGCAAAGGCGCGTTCATACGCAACCCATGCCTCAATAGCATCAACATCATCAATGGAACGGGGTATTAGCGTTTTAATCTTGACGGGGGTGACGATTTCCCCTTTAAACGCATCTACCCCACAAGACTCGCGAAAAGGACCCTGCCAGAAACATTTGTCCTGGTTAAACTTCAACCCGAAATGGGTCAGGGTGGTCATAATGCACTCGGCCATCACCGATGGTACGATGATGTCGTCTCCGAACACATAGACATTGTCACGAGCTTGGACCACGCCGTAGCCGTGGTACATTAACACACCGACACACAAAGCCCAGAAAGTAATACTTTCCACAGGAAAACACACTGCGGAGCCCATCGGCGCAAACATCTTAACGCGCTTCACGGAACCGTCTGGGAACTTTATAAACTTACTACGGCTTGCAAGAAGATAGGGATAGACATTGGGAAGCCCACCGAACAGTTCTGATACTAACGCCAGAGAGTTGCGATTGCTCGCGTCCTCTTGATCTAACGTCGCCATCTGGCCGTCCAATGAAGACTTGAGGGCCAACGTCCCGTTGACCCCCTGATCATCAAAATTTATTCTCCGATTTGATCTCCGCGTTGCGCACTCTTCAAGGATGCGCCTTTGGCCTTGTTGACAATACATTTGCTCAACCGGTTCCATTGAAATACCACGCGGCCCCCGCGAATCCTTATGTACAGAGTAATACTTGGCGGTACGACTGCCCGCAGCCACCCCTTGAACCTTTCGGCCCACGGAATAGTGCGTGCTAAAATAACGTCGACCGCTCTCTGTGTGATCCGCAAGAGAAAATACTCTACCAATAAACCCAATGTCATAACCAGCTGTGAGAGCTGGGCTGTCCAAGATATATCGAAACTTCTGATTCCTGGACAGTCTACCCTGTGCTGTTGAGCCTGGGCCCATGCCCGGCGAAATAGTTTTTAAATCAGCATCATGAAGCAGAAATTGTACCTGCTCCCTCGCAAGGGTCAATACAGTTCGATCCTCAAGCGAGAGTTGGGAAGTTGCGAAGGTCTCTGGCAGATCATCGTCCACCTGTTTCGTCTTTTCA